ATTTTGTCGTTAAATGGGTTATAAAACTGGCTTAACTATCAACCACTAGTGCTGTGAGTATGGCCTGAAGTGGTTCTAGTACCTAAAGTGGTCTTAACGGCTGCCAAATTAGTCTCTAAGGTTTTTACCTTATTTGCTAAAGCAACTATGGTGGCTACTAGGTCAACTTCTGTAGTTCCATTAGTGGTTCGTTCGGTAATAATATGAGCCTCAAGACCTGATAAAGACACGGAGTCTTTTAGGGGTTTGATGTTGAGTCTTTTGTCTTTTGTAGGTTTTCCAAAAGTTCCAGTCCATATTGGGTAAGAAGAATCCCCGCCCTCAAACATAACCCAAACACCTTCACCAATTTCAGGAACTTGCACCTTAGAAAAACTATTTTCTTGAGGCCAAGCCCAATCAGAAACAAAGTCGCCAGTTAACTGAGGAACCTTAAGGGTTATTCGACGATGACCTTGTGGGTCTTTATTATCAACAACCAAGCCTCTGTAGACCCCGTAATATAAGTCTTGACTCATAACGCCTCTAAGATAAGTGAACCTTCAGCAAAGGACAAGATTTCATTATTTGCTGCAGTTACTTCTACGATACTTGGAGTTCCTCCAGTTTTATACAAAAACTGTACTTTACCTTTGGTTATTCCAGGAACTGTTTGCAATACGTACTCAATATCTTGTGCCGTAACTACTGACCCAAAATCTTGATAATAGTATGAAAAGTTATTAATAACTGAGGTTTTAATGTTATTTTCAGCATCCGCAGTTGTGTAAGAAGGGTCTAACTTATATTGAATGTTTAAAGTTACTGGAACATAGGTTGGAATTGTATAAGTAACAGTAGTTCCTGCTAGTAATTTATCTGCTAAATATGCTTTAACAGCATCTTTTAAAGAGGTCCACTCAATAGTTGCACCATAAGGAGAGGCTGTTTCTAATCCAGGAGTTGCATCTGCATCTCCGCTGTCTCGTCTTGGAGCAAGATAAAGAGTGACTGAGGTATACCCAGTTGAAACAGCCTTTGCTTTTCCACAGTTATCTACAGACAAAGCCAAGTTTTCAAAATCTTCTAATGTAACTGCTCTATTTTGTGCTCGTAAAAATAACGGAGCATTAGAACGAATTGAAGAACTGCTTTCTGGGTCTTGACCACCAACTCCTGTTACTGTGTTAGTTACAGAGACGTTACCGCTTAGTGCAGCAGTTTGATTAGAAGTAAGCCCTGGAATGTAAGAAATTGAATCAACAAGAGATGTTGCAATGTTTCCTATAGTTCCTCCACCAACAATATACTTTGCACGAATAATTGCTTGTAAAGTAGGAATAGAACCAGATATGCCATCACCAAATACAACAGAAACAACATTATCTTTATCAATAATTACAGAATATACAGAATCAGCAGGACCATAGTCTAGTAAATGCTTTACTTGCGTCCACTTTTTATAAGAATTACCACTTTGTACATAAACTTCTACGCTGTTTGAGACAACAGGGTCATCATAAATAGTAAATCTTTGTTCTGAAGAACCATCAGAAGTTCCAATAATTGTTCCATAAACTGAAGAAGACTCAACCGTATTAACAGCACCTTCGTAAGCAGCCACTGTTGCTTGTCCAGCAACACCGCTTGCATAAGCAGGTACGCTTACTGATGTGTAGGTTGTAAATGTTACTGTTTTTACAGAAGTTCCAACTGTTACATCTGCAGTAACTCTTACTCCTGCAGGTAGTTCAACAGCAGAACTTGAGTTGTTTGTAAAAGTTAAAGTCAAATCAGCGTTAGAATAGCCTGTTGGAGAATACCCGTAAACCTCTGCCAAAGCCAGGATAGAACTTCTTTGAGTTGCTGTTGCTAAGAATCCCTCGTTAGCAATTCTGTCAATATAGTAACTTGCCATATCTCCCATGTAAGCAAAGGCTTCAACTAATGCAAGACCAAAGTCTGAACCGTCCGCACCATTCCATTCAGGTACAACTCTTTGAACACGAGCAATCAACTCTTGTTTTAGAGCATAGTAATCTCGGCTTGTGTAATCAACTGACGGTGGGGTTTCATTTATAGCCATTATAGGTTCTCCTGATAAATAGGTTGTTTTCTAGAAATAGCAGCAAGGGCTACCACGGTTGTTTGTTCTTCTTCATTAGGTAGTTCATACGTTATAACTATGTCTAAAGAACCCGTTAATTCATCCGCTACAACTTTTGTAGATACTAAGTTTAACAAAGGCAAGAACTTTATAAACCCTTGTTCAACTTCTGTTTCTATTGAGGTTTCTAAACCACTCGTATTTCCGTAAACAAAGGTTGCAAGATAGGTGCCAAAATCTGGTTCCATAACTCTTTCGCCCTTTAAAGTGCCCATTACAGACAAAACTCGGTCAGACCAAATATCAGACAAAGTAGAAGAGGCACTGATTTTTCCATAAGAGTCTAACTTAAACGGCAAAGAAATTGCTTTTTCAGACATAGTTAACCTACCCATCTTCTAGAGTTCAAAGTATATCCGCTTTGGGTTTCATTAAACATAGATGTTGGCGATGATAATGTTGGAGCAACAGGTACTCCTAATGAATCGCCATCTTCAAGGTCAATTAAATTGAGCGTTGGAATAAGACCAAGGCCTGATACTCGTTGATTTGTAGACTCTGCAGGTCCGCTTCCTTCACACATTAAATAGTCGTTACATGTGTATGTGCCTGTTTTACTCATCACATGAGTAGCAGACCTAACCAACCAAATACCATCATTGATGTCGTCAATTCCTTGAACATCTACCGCTCCGTAAGGAGTTATACGAGGGTCTCCTTGACCTGACCACCACGCCATGTTTGTTAATCTAGCATTTTCTGCAGAACCTTTTGCAAGAACTTTTGCAGCATCAGCAGAGTTAACAACTTTCATGGCTCCATGGTCTTCAAATAACACTTGACTAAATTTACTTTTCATAGTTTTTGTAGTTTGAGGAGTTTGAATAGAGCCGTACATTTTTCCAGTAACTGGGTCAACTCCGCCTACTTGTTGTGTTCTTCTAGGTGTGACTCCTTCTCCTTCAATAAAATCTCCAGAGGTTGGCTCAAAATAATCTAAAGTTCTTTCAATAGGTGCATGAAATGGAGGAGCAAACTGGTTTTCAAAGTACAAAATTGGGGTTGTTCCAACAGCCTTTGTTAACACATCATCAATACTTTTAAAGTAAATAGTTGTTCCTTTTACCCATAAGGCATAACCCAAAGCGGTTGCTAAGGCAACTAGATACTCCCAATAAGAGGACCCATGTTGATTTAATTGACTCCATTTGTAAGGATGACTAGTAACAACTGTTTTCATCTTAGTTTTTTTTGCAATTTCTTGAACAACTTCAGGAATGCTTTTTTTCTTCCAGATATTTGAGTCTTGGTTTTTTAAAGGGAAAGAACCACCAATACAAGTAATTTCAACGTCACTGTTTACTGGAGATTTTTTAGATTTTCTAACCGTTGAGATGTACCCAGTAAATACTCCTTTTGCGGGAGCAGAGTTTGTCCAGTTTACTTGGACTGTTGTTCCAGTCTTAAACCCTTTAAAAAATAAAGGAGTTGAAATTTGAAACTTTAAAATTAAAATGTCATGTTTTTTAATTTCTTGATGTAGTTCAATTTCGTATGGTTTAGTTTTAAAAGTAGGAAAATCAGGAAACGTTACGGTGTAACTAGTGCCATACCGTGCTTGATACCCTGCAGGAATACTATTAATTGCCATTAGGAATCCTTATATAAGTACCGATAGGAATATTAAATGGGTTAATAATTTCTGGATTAAAGTCCATAATTTGCCACCAGTACTCTGGTAATCCCAATAGTTTAGTTGCAACTAAATCTATGCGGTCTCCATCTTTCCACTGATAGTAAAAAATTTCAGAGGCTTTTTCAGGGAACACTCTAAACACTGTCTGCTCAAAACTATCTTTAACAGAGTTATAGGCTTTAAAAATAGTTCCATCTGCATATCGGCTATCTAAATAAATCATTATTTCACCTTCAAATCGTAGAATCTAGAAGCAGTGATGTGCAAAGTAGTTAGAGTGGGAACCATTCTTTCATTAAAAATAGCATGATTAACAGCAACTGAATTAATTCTGCATAGGTATCTCATGTTGTTTCCTAAGTGAAATTCAACAGCAACTCCGTTTAACCAACCAATATCAGAAGTTTGTCCACGTAAAGCACTCTTATAAGTTCCCCAGTCACCATGAACTGCTTTAAATAAGTACTCTAAATCGTACATAGTTCCTTTGTTATAGATTTCACGTATGTCTTCAGCCAATACGTTTTCTGAGTAAAGGTCTGTAGAAAAAAACGTTTTTCCGTTTGCACTCTGTAAGTTTCCGCTTGCTGTAGCGTAGTTCATGTCTTCAATACGGTTTAAATACAAATCAAACTGTAATCCACTTCCTCCTTCTAAAGGAAGTAATGGGTTGTACTGGTCTCTTCCACTCATTAGTAGTTCTGGAGATTGACCACCCATTTGACCGTAGTTCATGGATATAGAAGTTGGATTGTAATGGAACCTAAAACCATACGGTTGTAATGACGTTTTTTTATCTTTAGACTGCTTTTTATAATAGGCTGCTGTGTCGGCACTCATTTGAATTACTCCACGAGTTCCTTTTAATTTAAAAGCACTAGTTAAAGCATCATTAAAGTTTTCAGGAGTTGTTCCTTTTAAGGTAGTTAAAGAAGTCTGTAACGAAGGAGCAACCGATGCAGCATTAAAATAAACCTGTTTAAGCATAGGAGCGTTGTATTTCCAAGTTGTTCTTGGAGTTGCAGGACCTGCTTTTGGACCATCTCCAGCAGCACCGCCACCTGCTGCAACTGTAGCAACGCTTATAGATTTGTAATCTGTAAGGTCTTTTAAGTTGTTTTGATTGGCTTGTAACGCCGTTTTAAAGTTGCTGATTTGATTACTAAGTAAGTTCATGCGATTTTTTGCTGCAACTGATTTGTTTTTTGCAACATCTAGTGCTGCTTTTTTAGCAACAATATCTCCCGCACTTGGGTTTTTTACCGTGTATTCATAAAGAGCAGTTACCTCTTTATTGGCAGCAAGCCATGCTTTTTTCTCAATATCGTAGTTTTTTTGTATTTTTTCAATACTGGCTTTTTCATTTTTTACAGCAGTTTGTATGGCAGTGATTCCTTTAAGGATTGCCACTGGGTCTTTTAATTTTGCGTCAGAGAGTTTTTGTACATAGCCGTACGATGCTGCTGGTCCTGCCATTATCCTCTACCAATCGTATTTAGTGTCATGGTTTTTTCTAGTTCTCTTTTTACAACAGAAACCAATTTCATTGCTTCTGCTTCGCTTGTTCCGCTAAAAGAAGCATTGATTGTAATTTGTGGAGATAGTATTTGAATTCCATCACCAGACATGGTTGCTCCAGTAGATGAAGGCGAACCTCCACCGCTAAATCCTTTGTAAGAGTTTTGACCTGTTTTACCTGTAACCCAAGCAGAGTTACTAATAGCACTAAGAATTGAAGAGGTATCTCCACCATTTTTTAACGCATTAACAATTGCGCTATACCCACGAGCATCAGCAGAAGCACCTGTTAGGGTATTTACAGTTGCTTGAATTCCCTGTTCCCAAGAGTTATAGCGTTTAACTCCTACGCTATTCATGCTTTCAGAACCGCCCATATCTAAGGTGGTATTCAATGGATTGTAGTTAGCACTGTTCTTCCAATGACCTCCTTCATGAGCAGCCCAAGTAGTAATAGCAGCAATGTTGCTATCTGTAGCAGGAGCACCTAATGCAGACAGCAGTTGTGTTGCCCAACTCTTTTGGTCACCTGTTCCCATAATGATTCCCTTAGAACCACCACCAGAACTACCAATACCGTTATCTCCACCACCTATTTGTCCAACAGATGCTTGCAAAATTGCGGTGGTACTTGAAGAACCTAATAAATTTGAAAGTTTTACGTCGTTTGCTTTTACTCCAGAAATGTCAGAAGTAAGTGGGCTAGAACCTAATCCACCATTTTGAATTATGGTTGAAAGGCTTTCCGCTAATGCTCCGCCACCTTTAGTTAATTCTGATGGATTAACTGGGTTGTTTTTACCTTTGCGAACTTCAAAGTGAAGGTGAGGGCCAGTAACATTACCTGTATCACCAGAACGACCAATGACTTGTCCACGTTTTACAGTTGCACCCACCGCCACAGAAACTTCTGAGAGGTGACCATAAAGAGTTTGAAAACCATTTCCGTGGTCAATTTGTACAGTCTTACCGTATTCATCGCCAGGGTTATCGTTAAATACAGTTCCATCCATAGCAGCAACAACTGGTGTTCCTATTGGACATGGGTAATCATCGCCTGTGTGAGTTCCGCTTTGCCATAATTTACCCTTTGCACCGTAAGCAGTGCCAACAGAACCGCCAGTAATAGGTGAAACTGCATTTGAACTTCCACTGCTTCCACCAAATGAAGCACCAAATCCTGGAGAACCACCGCCCTTAGCACCTCCAAGAGCGTAACCACCTAGGTATGTAGCAGCACCACTAACACCGCCAATAACCGCTCCTGGGATTGCACCAATTCCAGCAGCAGGAGCACCAGCAATACCGCCAACTGCTGCACCAGAAAGTATGGAGGTTAGGAGTGCTCCATAGTCAAGTCCACCCCCACCTTTACCATCAAAAAATCCAAAAGCCCCTGAAGCAAGTGCACCTAATCCTGGGATTGCTTTAAGTCCAAATTTACCTGCAGTTTTTGCAACACCAGTAACACCGCCTTTACCCAAGAGTGCTTTTCCAGCAAGAGCAGTCAAAGCAATATCTTTTGCACCACCTAAGAGTCCTCCAAGAGCAATACCCATACCTGCTCCTGCACGAGACTCGCCAAGTCCACCTAAGTAACCTGCTGCTGCTCCTGCAGCCCCTGCCATTTTTTCTAATGCTGGGTTTACAGTATTAACAATTAAATCTGCTGCTTTTTCAAAGCCCTTTAAGAAAGGTTCTTCATACTTATTTAAAACAGAGGTATCAGATGTTGTAATACGCATCTTGTCTTTAAGAGGGTTATCGCCGTAACCAAGTTTTGATAAGTTGGTTTCTTTGCCACTTGCTTTGTCCATCATAAACTGAGAGAACATAGATTTTTGGTCTTCGCTCATACCAAGACTATTCATCATAAAGCCTAATTGACCTGCTTGAATACTGGTCATTGTGTCTTGAGCATTCATCTTTGGACGACCAAAAGTTAAACGACTGTGTAGTTGTTCAAAAATTTGATTTTGGTCACGCATTTGCCCAGTCTTTGCATCATAGGTACTAATACCCATGTTGTATAACTGAGCACTAAATCCACCTTGTGTAAGACCTGACATGGCAACAGCAGCATTCTCGTTAGCCATATTCATGTAACGAGCAGCACCACCAATTTGTGCAACAGTAGCGTTGTACTGAGCACTTCCAGGCATGATGCCACGAGCAGCCAAAATTGCTGCTGTAGTTGAAGGCGAGAGTGTGCTGGTTACACCACCAGCAAGACCGCCAAAAGTTGCACCTCTAATTGCTTGACGTGACATTCCACCAGAACGTAAAGAAGCACCGTAATAATTACCAGCACTGCCCATAACTTCTGCTGTACCAGGCACAGATGCAGCAATACCTGCAATAAGTCCAAAGGAGGCTTTTGCTACACCTTGCCCAACACCAAGTGCCATGCTTTCTCTATTGTTAGAGAATCGACCGATAACTGCATTGGCTTCTTCATGATAAGCGCGATAACTACTATCTCCACGCCCACCAAACTTGCCTTCCATGTGGGACATCTGGCTTGTGGAGCCTTCACCAGTACGCCCAGAATTAAAGACTCCTTTAAGAGCACCTGCTGCTTTTGAAAGTTTTCCAGGTGACTTATCGGATTCCTTATTAATATTTGTAAGAAGTTTTAAGGACTTTTCAAGTTCTGCGTTGGTTTTTTTCAACGAGTCATTCATGTCGTCTGCCATGTCAACTCCTTAATATCCTTGACTAGATAAATTTATCCAGTTCTTACGTTCTCTAACTGAAAGTTCTTGGACTTCGGTCAAAGTCCATCCTGTGTGTCTATCTGATATGGCTAACCATTCGGCAACCAAATTAGAGTAGTGTGTAGTGCTAGAAGCGAAACAAGTTACCTAAATTAATAGGAACTGTTACCTCACTTTCACAATCTGGACACTGTACTTTGATGTCATCAAATAGAGGTCCAATATTGTTTTCGGTAATGGCTTCTGCAATCATTTTGCGGTCATTAATTCCTAAGTTTTGTACTTGG